AAGTTGTCCCCATACCTTCTACACCCATGGCGCTTGTGCTATCACCTGATCCTGTAATTTGTGCACACTTATCTTCTCCTAATTGTCCACATGTAGATCCTGTTGGCATGCTAGCGGGCCCTTGGCCACCCCAGTCAAAATCCATCGAACCGTCCTTCGAAGTTGCTACATATCCATTATCACTATCAAGAATATCTCCTGAATCTTCGTTAGTGACTGTATTGGTTGTTGTCGTTGTTTCTGTCGTTGTTGTTACAGTATATCCATCTGCTTCATACTCAATAGTTTCTGTAATTGTTTCATCTATTATCTCTTCAATAGTCGGCGTACATAGTCCAACTGTATCTGTTGAACAATCTACAGCTTTACTAGAAAAGGATAGGGAGACCGATATACATAGCCATAGCCAAAAATAAAAACTTTTTGAATTCGCCATCGCTCACATCCTCATTTACATTAATCTTTAAAACATCATCTTTAAATACCGTACTACCTTCTGGTATCATGTCTGGATTTGATTTCCATTTTTCCAAAGCTTCAGAACCAATCGCACCCATGTATGGTGGTGGGGTTCCTGCCATTACTAAACTGTCAAAAACTCTTGGGTCAGTTGCAAGTAATGAAATTGAGGCAACTTTAAGGCCTGATGCATATAATTGGCGGGAAAGCTTCAAAAGTTGACACAGCTCATCGTCTACAACTACGCCTGTAGCGATACCAAGTATGTTGGTTTGTATGGCACCAGATGTAGCTACCTTACAAATATCAGAATTGTTTACAACAACACTTGGTGCACTTGCGGTTGGTACCGATTTATCCGTTACCACCGTTGAACTGACCGTGTTTGTCTCTGCGCTTCTAACATCTGTTGAAACAGCAACAACTGTTATAAAAGCTAACAAAAGAAATAGTTTTAACATTTCCAACGTTTTCTAGCTTGTCGTAGTCTTGAATTTGGATTAGCCGCAGCTTTTGGAAATTGTTTCATTTGTCCTGCACTTCTTGCACAATAGGATTTTCTTCTTTTAGCAGATTTAGAACCTGGTTTTACTTTACCTGTAACTGCTGTTTTTAATTTAGAGCCAGGATTCATTGCTCTATACTTTTTAACTCCCGCTCTAGTCATTCCCGCCCCCTTTTCAGTAGGGCGGAAATTTTTTTTATTTTTCTTTGGTTGATTATCAGCCATACTAACCGATTACAAAAAATACTGATGCAATATTTGTTAGTGTAGCATGTGGGTTAGTTTTAAAGTTTAAACCCTCAGAACCAAAATCTATATTTTGAGTTAATGTAGCTCCTGCTGGTGTATTAATGGTTGCTAAAGTTGCCCCACCACTTGAGTCTTTTAAAACAACAGACCCTGCACTGGCAGCACCTATAATATACATAGACAATACTCTAGCTGGAACTGATGCAACATTACCTGTAGCAGTAATAGTTGAAGTAGATACTCCTTCAGTTGTATAGATCATTCCCATACTAACCTCTATAAGTTTCTATTTTGAATATACTCTACAGTTAAAACACCTTCTCCGTTTCCAGCACCTGGAGAAATGAAAACAATAGTAACGTCAGAAGTTCCAACGTTTTTCCAGTTTGCTTCTGTGCCAGTTGTAGCGGCAGTCATGTTAACTAAACCAACTGCAGCGCAGTTCATTGCATCAACGTATAGATCTGTATCACTTGCAATACCAACATCAAGTGTGTTTGTGCCATTATCAAAAGCAGTAGTTACTAAACACTTTATGTCTACTATTTGTGAATTAGCAGGAATAATAATTGAAGTTGTGCCGAACGCATTTACTTCAGTTACTTCTGCTGATTGTGCCATAACAACAAACCCTGTGTTTGTGCCTGCGCCTTCTCTTATAGTCCCAGCTTTTACTGGTCCTGAAAATGTAGTTGTACCCATGTCAACCTCCTTGTAGTTGTCTTGTTAAGTCTTGAGTAAATTGTATTGTAAAACAAAAAAGGCGCTCTTACAAGCGCCTTCTTTTCCTGGGAGGATCCAGTATTTTTTATGAACCTTGTGAAGCGTAGACAGCTCTAGGATCTGAGTAACCAAAGCTGTATCTCTCTCTAGCTTTGTATCTCATGTTTCCTGTGTCAAAATCGCCTTCCATGCCAGTAGCAAGGGCAGCTCTTACAAAGTGTTTAAATCCATTAGGACAATCTGTTTTAATGAAGTATGCATCCGTATCTGTTAGATAATGGTTAACTGTGTAACCACCTGGTAGCATCCCCATGTTTTTCAGAGCGTTAATGTCGTTGTCAGCAGTACCGACTCTTAGAGTAGACTCTAAGATTCTATCAGCTACAAACTGCAAATTAACAGGAATTATTAATTTCTGTCCTTTCATTGCAATTTTTAAGCCTCTTTCGTCGATAAAACCAGCAATATCAATCATCGCTTGTTCTAATGAGGTTTCGTTAAGGTCTGCATCAGTTGCACTTCTGTTTGAGAAAGTACCACCTAGTGCTGTTGGGTGAGCAGTGTTAGCTAATGTAACGCCGTCGCCTCCAGTTACTGTGAACGCATTATTTAATACGTTAGCACCCCTAACTTGTTTTGTGTAAGCCATAGATCTTGCTAGGGCTTTAGTGTAACGAGCTGATAAGCTGTCATATAAGTTGTCTTCAACAGCTTCCTCAGTTAACGCAAATGCTAGTGCAATTGTGTCATGAGTGTATCTAGCAGTAAAAGATTCAGAAGCGGTATCAAAACCAACTGCTGATCCTTCTGCTTTTACATTAGCTTGTCCGAATCCAACCAACATAACTTCTTCTTCAAAAGCTCTGTCACTTGTTTCTTGCTCAAAAATTTGAGCTGCTTCGTTTTCGTAGCGTGCGTACTCCAAACCGAACAGGGCATTCAAACCAGGTTCTAGTTCTTTGGCAAGCTGTGCTCTATTAATAGCCATATCCTAATCTCCTATATTCCTGATGTTGAGTCCATATAATGAACGTTAAGTTTTACGATCGCTAATCGACCTGCTACAGTTTTATCAACTGCGCCTGCATCCACGGAAGCTTCGTCATCGAACCCTACAATTTTACAGTTCAATGTCGCTCCTGGAGCAGCAATAGTAGCTGTAGCTAGTTCACCAAGTGAATAACCGCTAGTGTTAGTACCAGTGGTAGCTGTTGCAAAGTTTGCATTAGCAAATAATGCACTATCAGGTAACGCACCATCAGCATTAATAACAAATAATGCATGTGGGTTATCTGCTACATAAGCTATAGCTTCTGTTGACGGCATGATTGCCGAGTAACCAGGCCAGTATGGTGCCCATGTTGGAGTTCCATCAGTTGCAATGTATTTACAACCCATGAAAACACCTAGTAAAGGTACCGTGCCGCCTGCGGCAGCACCTACGATATCTATTAACCCGCTAGCTAGAGGGATGACTGGAGAACCAGTCCATATTAAACTTGTTGTTCCGCTGCTTGAGCCTTCAAAGTTAATAGGATACGCATTAACGCCTTGGTTATTATAATTTGAGCCTGATCTTTCGTAAGGACGAAGACCAAAAGCTGCATCTATATTAGCCATAATTTGTCTCCTTTAGACAATGTTGGTGTAACATAGATCTTAACCATTAAGATTTTTTGTTTCCACCAAATTCTACCCGAGACTGCCTTTCTTGAGAAATTGGCATGGAGGGGTGCTCTTCCCTCATAAGGTCGTTGTCAACTGATTTTTGTTGATCGTTAGTTAAATTAGCAAAATATTCATCTCTTGCTTCTTTAGTTTCGATCGGACATCTCATTAACATTAATCCACCTACTGCAATAATACCCTTAAATTTACCCTCTGTTAAATGAGGTAAATCTACTCTGTCTGGATATTCGTCTGCTCTCACAGGTTCATATCCTGATCTAAGTCTAGCAACAACGTTCTTATCGTCTGCTGTTCCTCTGAACTCAAATCTTACCCACCGATGGTGAAAACCTTCTGGTGGTTCAGGGGCATCTAAATTAGATGGTGGAACCCAACCTTTTTTACGAGTTTGTTGTTCACGGGTCTCTAATTTGCGTGAGGTTTTTTGTTTACTATCTGTAGTCATATTACGCCTCCTTCACGTGTTTTGCGTACTCTTCGAGCGGCACACCGAGTTTTTTTGCGATAGCTACCTGTGAAGGTGTGAGTCTCACAGTGCGGCGTCCAGTGGACGATGTTCTTACAGCAGAAGCAACTTTTTGCCTTGGTCTGCTGACCTCCCCTCCATCCGAAAATTTATGGGGAAACTCTTTACGTATACGTTTATCTATTTCATTATAGTACTCATCTGAGGTTACGTCAAATCCTTCTGACACTATTTCATCATGAAAAGACATTGCAGTATAGGTCATAGGCTTATCATTCCCAAACCATTTATTTTTTTCTGCCCATTCTTGAGCTTTAGGATCGGGTTGTCTTTGTTGCTGTCCTCCTTGAGATTCCCAAGGTTGTTCATTTTCAGGTTCCTCTTTCACAGCCTCAGCTTGAGCTTGTTTTTGTTTTCTTATTTTTAATCTTTCTTGTTCAATAGCTAATTTTGCTAATTCTTGTTGAGCAAGTACCTGTTTTTCAACATCACTATTTTCTACTGCTTGTTGAAGAGAAGCTTTTAATAAACTTTCATTTGATGTTAAACGTTCTTCATCTGAAGCAATTCTTTCCTTAGATGTTATAGTTGAAAAAGATTTTAAATTTTTATTTTCTTGTTGTATTTTTTTTGCGTAATCAATAGCAGCCTGTTCTCTTCTCTCTGCTTCACGCATTTTTTTAGTAAGCTTATCAATACGTTTTTTAACTCCTACA